TAGTGTAATGTCAACGACAAGTGCAATCAATACCATTGTGAGGATGATTCCTAGGTATAAGTTGATGAAGGCATTGATCTTCATCCATCGTATCAAGTGTTTCATAATTCACCTAGTCTCCATAAAATATATTTACGAAATAATATAGGGTCATCATAAAACTGTTTAGTGACACCTACATAATTTCTTCTTATTTTTCTTTGTTTATATTTGTTTAAGTGTTTTCTCATTGTTTCATTATTGAACTTTGGTTGTCTTCCACTTTTAAAAAGTTCAATCATGTCATTGGACTTTTTTTGTTCTGCAATCTTTTCTTTTTCTTCTATCTGTTTTATATACTCTTCTTGTGACTTTAACCAATTGGTATTAATTGTATGAGATTCATCTTGTGCAAAATCAAAACCATCTAACTTACGATCTTTTCTTAATTTACCTTTAACAAATTTAACTTTGCCTGAATGAAAGTCTACAATTTTCGTCATTTTTTATTCCTAATAAACTCTAATTCCTTTTCCCAATTCCTCTTATTCGTCTCCGCTTCTCCAGAACCTTTTTGTGCAAGTATAACTCTCCCACCGTCCATATCGATGCGAATAGAGTCAGTAGTAATAACTTCCCCATGTCTTCCGATAAAAATTCCACTTAGTTCTCCTGTTGTATCTTCGGGATGAAGATTGTTTATTAATTCTATTAGTTCTTGTTTTGTCATGCGAAAAATGAATCGAGGGATGCAACTGGTTCTACATTCCAGTTAATCAAGTTAACAATTGCCTTTAATGGTTCTACAAAAGACTTGTCAAATTGTAAATCATAATCTACATATCTTTTAAGATCAAACTCTGCAGGCAAAACATTGATAAAAGATATAACATTCTCATTGATAGGATTAGGCATAGTAAGATATGTAAAGTGAATCTTTTCACCATTCTTAATCACCTCATATCTCATATCTAAGTTCTTTTGTTTTAACATATGATTGTACAACAAAGAACCTCTAACATGAATTGGTGTGCCTTTAGAATAGATTGTTGTGGAATCTGCATACTGTTGTAGATTATTACAACCTCGTGGTGATGAAATATCTTCAACTGGAAGATTTCTAAATTCTTTTCGTGCAGTCTCTACGAACTCCCACAATTCATGTTCTGTGCCTTGCATCACAACTTTGAGTGCCTTTTCTAGTTTCTTACGAACCCACTGTGGAGTTGAAGACTTAGCAGTTTCAATGCCCATCATTTTGAGTTTTGGTTCTGCGAGTCTTACGCCTTCGTTGTCGTGTACATTGAGAATATATCTTTTCTTGGCAGTCCAGATGCCACGATCTGCAATTACTTCTCTACCCATTTGCATCTTTTGTTGAAATGCATTTGTGTATTCTTTTAAGTCTTCAAAACCTCTATCAAGTGCCTCTTCAATCTTCACTTCTGCCTTAGAGAGAAACTCTATAACTTTATCTTTTGGTGCATCTTCTGGAAAAAATCTTTTAACAAATTTATCCATTGTAATATAAACAGAATCAGTGTCCATTGCAACAACATAATCTTCATTGTCTGTCTTAAGAAGATCATTCAAGTAATCGTTTACAGTTTTTTCTGCCCACTTGATAACTAACTGACCTGAAAGTGTAATCGCCTCTGCAAGATCGGTAGAGAAGAATGCAAAGTATTGATTCGCCATGGCACCATAAGCAGAGTTCAATGCAATCTTACGAACTTGTTGATTGTTGTATGCTCTTTTAATAAGAGTGTTAAGTTCTCTCTTTCTCTTTGTATCAGAACAAGTCTGCAATTCTTTCTGATACTCAATCATTCGTTTCTTCCACTCCTTTCTCTCTTCGTAGAATTTCTCCATGAGTTCAGGAAACATACCTTGTTTATCTCGTTTGAACATAACACCGTTTGGTGCAACTGTTAGATTCTTTTGTTTGAGATAAGATAGATCACATTGTTTGTTAAGTAATCTCTCCACATTAACATCTTGTCGATTGCCTTTTATCATCTTCTCAGGTGAAATATTAAACTGCATGATCAAGTGTGGATACAGTGAGTTCAAGTCGAAGGACATAACCCAATCGTGTTTACCCACTAAGGGTTCTTTTACATATGCACCAACAATAGGTTTATTTTTATCATTGCCAGTCTTTAATCTTTGTGGTGGTGTTTGTATACCTTGATCTTTTAAGAAGTTGTAGATAATGGTTTCCCAATACTTTACCATACCAAATGTATCTAAGTAGTTACACTTGGCAGAATATGCCATAACAATAATCAACTCTAAGAAACCAAGTTTCTCTTCTAGTTGTTCAATCAAAACAACATCTTTTAGATTATATTCTAAGAACTTACCATAGTCTTGTTTATAAAGTGTGTGAAGTGAACCATACTCTGAGTAATCTAATTTACCAGTGCCAAGTTCTATTTGTGAAATGTGATCTAATTTATATGATTCTTGGTTTGTGAATGTATTCTTTTTGTAGAGATCAAGATAATCAACAACATTAATACCGTGCAGTGTATAAGACATATTCTTTTGATGACCAAATTGAACCCATTCTCTTACATCTGACATTCCCCATGGCGATAGTTTCTTGTGTTCATCTTCACCAAGTATTCTATCAATACGATTACAAAGATATGTAATATCGAAGGCGTCAACATTCCAACCTGTTATCACATCAAATTGTTCTGTTCGCCAATACTTAATGAACTCAACAAGTAAGTCCATTTCATTTTTACAATTATGATAAACGATATTATGTTGATGATTCCATTCACCAATACCAAAGACATGTGCTTCTTTGCCGAATGGTTTCATTGTGATTGCATTCACTCTTTCATTGGCAAGTATTGGTTCTGGAAAACCATCTTCGCATTCACACTCTATATCAAGTGTTGCAATTCTGATTTTTTTAAGATCGAATTTTATATCACCTTGAAATTTATCAGACAACCATGTATAGATGTATCTGTCATAACCATGAATCTCAAAACCTTCAACACCTGAATACTTCTCTCTGAACTTTCTTGCACCACCCATAGAGTTAAGTTCGACAAGTTCAAGTGGTCTGCCGTCTAATGCACGATAAGGTGTGATGCCCTTTTTAGATGGAATGAAATGTTTAGGACGATAAGATACAGACAACTTTTGCTTCTTGTTGCCTTGATATCCTATTGCAAGTATTTTGTCTCGTGATCGAGTGACATTCGTATAGAAATCCATACTGTAATGATACTACAGTACTAAGATTCTGTCAATGTGGTTTGTTGTGGTTGTGTGAAATGTTTAATAAGAACATCTTTGATATCTTCGTAATGAGCGATATTTTGTAGTTCTTTTTCAACTGTTTCTAAATGATCAGGATGTTCTGCAACACCCACTGGATTTGAAAGATGAATCTCTACATTCATCTTATGTTTTTGAATATGTGCATCTGCATGTGCTATCAACGACTTTACTATTTCATTTCTCATTTTTGTCCTCTCACTTTGCCACCAGATAATATTCTACTTTCCATAACATTATTACCTGTGGCGACTTTATAATTTTGTTCTAGTTGAGGTTTAGCGTCAAATGTTGTAGATACTTTTGCATCTTTAAATGTGAAGTTATATTCTTTTGCAAAAGGTATAAAATCTGCAAGTGACACTTCCATGTTACCCTCAACTATCTGTATCATACATTGTTTACAATCGTATAGTGTATGTGTGCCTGCTTTTAAATCTCTCTCATAATAACCCATGACGATTTCGCCTGAGTCTAATAATAGACATTTTACTTCTGGTAAAGGATTACTCACAATCTAAAACCATCTGTTGTAGTTCTACTGATCTACGACCAACTTGACCGAACCATTTACTGTCTTGCATCTGAGCAGCCATTTCTTTCCAGTTAGACTCTGAACATGCCTTTAACATGTTTCTAAAGTTGCCCAATCTATTTGCACCTAGATTGAAACACATGTTAACTAATACATGTTGAATGTTTTCAGGAAGATTTAGAAAATCAATGTTGTGTTGTTCGCAAACATGATAAGTTTCATCTACATGTTTGTCAAAGTCAATCTCATAAACAGTATCAACTCTCTCTTGTGAAACTGGTGTGCCTTCTGGTTCACCAAACTCAGGATCATCTTCTCTAACTAGATGCCCTACACCAAATGTTAAATAACCAAGTGAGTCTTTATAAATTTTTAAGACTTCACCTTCGTGTCTTTTTATTTGTTCTTTTAGAATCTCTTTGTTCATTTTTTTCCTTTTCAATTTGGTTTTGTAATAACTCTATGAGTATATCACCCATAATGGTATTTAATTCACTATTATTTAGTAGTTTCTCAACCTCTTCCTCTGTCTTTTCGGCATCATCAGGAAGTCTTCTAAGTGTTCTTTGAAAATTAATTTCTGGTTTACCATCTTTGAATTGTACTTTGCCATATTGATAGACCAATCCCTTGAACTCACCCTCAGTAATTTCTATAGCGGCATTTTCTTCAAAAGGATTTTCAACAACTCTATAACCGATCATCTTATAATATCTATCTTATCAGGATTTAGATTCCAAACTTCTAGTTCTGTTCTCAATTTATTTTCACTATTGAGTTTATCATATCTCTTAGATGCAAGTTTCTTCCACCATTCTACAATGGAATCAAACTCGTATTTATCATAGTTCTCTGATTTCTCTAATGTATCAGTTTCAAATGTAAGATATTCTTTTACATTTTTATAACCATAAGTAGATAAGAATTGTCTTTTCTGTTCTGTAAGTTGTTTAGCATCTTCGAAAACTCTATTGAATTCAGTTAGTAACTCACCTTGTAAAGATTTCTTTATGATAGATATCATCTTTGTTTGTGTTTTTAGTTTAAGACTTGATGCTTGTGGATCAACTAAAGGTTCTCCGTTTCTATCTTCAAACCATGCCTTTAAGTCTCTATACTTTTGATCATTAATTGATGGTACAAAGTCTGATACTGTAAGACCTTTGAATCTTAAAAAAGGTTTCATGCCATCATACATTGATGAAGACTTGGAACTACCATACAAAGATGTAGTTTCAAACATGCAAAAAGGGCCACCATATTTTTCGTTAAGAGTTCTTCTAGCAAGATGCGAACAACAAATGCCTGCCAAAAGTTTACCACCAAGATAATTAAAACCAAAAGGTTGTGTGGGAACTATTGTGAAACCCATGATTGCTGAATCATTAAATCGTTTCATAACAGTCATGTCTTGTGTATCTAGTGGTTTGCCTAAGAAATCATTTCTTGGTTTTGAGTTTATAGTTGGAGAACCAAAACGAATGAAACCAACTATCTTGTTTGTGTTCTTCTCATACACTACCCATTTCAAAGATTTGCCAGGTATTGATTTCTCTAATGCATGTGAAGTGACTATCTCAATGTAATTATTCCATAGATCATTGTCCATGATTCTACATTCAAACTGCATGTCTTGTGGGTGCATGGTGAAATCAGAAAACATATCATCTTCTGGTCCCATGCCAGGCAAAGACACAGGCATTTCTGCAATTCGTTCTAGTTTGACTTTTCTGAGATAATCATCAATGCGACCAAAGTCCTTATAGTAATCTATAAAGACTCTGGCTGCATATTCAGCATCTTTATGCTCTAAGATCATAAATTTGCTAAGACATTTTCTGGTGAAGATACTTCATAAGGATCAGTTTCAATGTTATCACCAAATCCTTCTTCTGCAAATATTGATTCAATTACATTATCATTGACAACCATTGCATATCTCCATGATCTAAAACCGAAACCTAAGTTTGCTTTCTTTACAGATGCTCCCATAAGTTCGGTAAATTCACCGTTACCGTCTGGTAATGGTCTGACATTCTGAACACCTTGTGCCTCAAACCATGAGTTCATAACGAATGAATCGTTCACTGAAAGACAATAGATGTTATCAATACCTTTTTCCTGAAACTGTGAAAACATTGTTTCGAAACCAGGTAATTGAAAAGATGAACAAGTTGGTGTAAAAGCACCAGGCAGTGCAAAGATGATCACTCTTTTTCCTGCAAATTGTTCGTGGGTGTTCAAATGTACCCAATTGCCATCAGCTCTTACAGGCATAACGACATTAGGGATTTTATCACCTACATTTAACATAATGTACTCCTATAATATTATAGTAGCACCACTATATCACAAGTGATGCTACCAGTCAATAGGGTTTTATTTGATTTCGATAAGTTGTGGTTTATCTTCTTCTGGTACTACTCTCTCTAAGTTGATAATCAAAATACCATTCTTTAGATCACCGCCAACGACTTGTACATCATCAGCAAGTGTGAATGATCTTTTGAAAGACCTAGAGGCTAGTCCCTTATGAAGATACGACTCATCTTCACCACTTTCTTTTTTACCTTCAATAGTTAGAACATTTTTCTCTTTTGAGACTTTTAGTTCTGATCTATCAAACCCAGCAACAGCAAGTTCAATGCGAAAATGTTCGTCATCTTCCTTGATAATGTTATAGGGTGGATAGTTTATAGAAGGTGCCTCTGCGGCTCTTTCTAGTAGTGAAAAGGTTCTGTCGAACCCGATTGCGAACGGAAATGTTCGCCCAAAGATATCGTCATAAATTGACATAGTTTTCTCCTTTATTAAGCAAGTTAATTTCGTAGACCTCACCTGAGCATCTACTCTTATATTTATATTATATAATGACTAATCTGGTTTTTTCAACCCACTTTTTTACAATTTTTTCTCTTTTTTACTTTTTCTAAAACAATAAGATTATTGAACACTACTGCAATCATCAAACGATTACCTGGTCTGAATATATTTTCTTTCTCTTCGTATGATAATGTTGTATTATTTTGTAGTACTACTGGTATCCATGCTAACCATGTTGTTTTGTGAGTGACTAGATCATTCAAATCAGGTTTTCTAGGTAGAAGAGGATTAGTCTCATAGACACATTCGTATTTCATACCCTCGTAGGTAGTCCATATGTCTAGGACTTGTAGTGTCCAAAAAAGTTCTTGTGGTGAAAGTAAAGATGGTTCTTTAAATTGTATAGACGGTAACCGATTCTGACTTTCCTTTAACTTGGATAGAATCAACTCGTTTGAGTTCTCTGTCTTTACACTTTCGATAAGTGAACTCCGATAACAGCACTCTAACCCCATTGTAATTGCGAGTCTGGCCTTCGAGTCGAGAGGCAAGGTTGACTGCATCTCCGATAACTGAATAGTCGAATCGAAGTTCTGAACCCATGTTGCCAACGATACATTCGCCTGTGTTGATGCCGATACCAATATCAATCCTAGGCAGACCTTCTTTCTCAAGTTCTTCAATAAGTTCATCTGCTTTCTTTGATATCTCTATTGCAGCCTCTACTGCTTTGTCGGCATGGTCCTCACAATCGAGTGGTGCATTCCAGAATGCCATAATGCAGTCACCCATGTATTTATCGATTGTACCACCGTATTGTAATACGATTTTGGTCATTGTGTCAAGGTACTTATTGATAAGATTTACAAGTCCCTCTGGATCATTATTGTTCTTATAGTATTCTGATACAGGTGTAAACCCACAAATGTCCATAAACATGAATGTCATTTCTTTACGATCACCGCCAAGTCTCAATTTACTTGGGTCTTTCTGCAGTTCTTCAACCATGTCAGGAGATAAATATTTCTGGAACTGTTTCTTAATTTGTTCTTTGAGTTGATAAGTCACATAGTATTTGTTGAAAGAAGCATGACCGAAAACAATCAAGGAACTAATTGATGAATAAAAAGTATCAAAAAGAATTAGATGCTCATTCCAAACATAGTAACCCAATCCCACCTGACCTGCAACAACACCTAGACTCCCTATCGCCGATAGAGTTGTGGGAGTTTTGTAGACCACAAGAAGTATACCTAAAAGAACTATCACAAGAAGAACAACTTCAAGTAATTCAAGATAGTAGGATTGTTGTATTTGAACTTCTTGCAAAACGGTTTGGAGAATTGAGGCTTGCACTTCGTGGGGATACATTACACCCATTGGGGTTGAAACTGGATTATTCAGACCCTCTGCTGTCAGACCCCATATCAGAATCTTATTATTGATATCTGAGTCTGCAAGTTCAGAGGCAGAAATAGACTCGAAATGATTCCAATAAGAGATCATTATGTCACTTGTTGGTGTCGTATTAATCGGTGGTTGTCTGCCCATTCGTATCCATTCTATGCCTAATTCAGGTACAACTCTTGTCTGATAACTAGGTTGATCAAAGTACGCTCTCAATGTCTCTAATGCGATTGACGGATACACTTGATCATTTGCCATAACAAGTAATGGTGCAGAACGAATCGTGCCATCAAAGTTTGGGGTGCCCTTTTGTGCAGGTGTAGAAACTGTTACGCCTACTCCGTATGTGTTGTCTCTGAGTATAGATATGGGTGATGAAATGCCTGGAAACTTCCACACTGAATCTTCAATTGAACCACCACCGAATACAGATGTGGGTACATAAGGTGCCGAACCTGTATCAAGTTGTGTTGTAGGTGCTGCCCCTATAATCGTTAGACGATTGATAAGTCCTTCTGCAAATGCTAAGTCACCACCGAATCTATCTGGTTCACTGAACACCATATTGAATACATGTGTGTTTGTTGGGTCTGTAGATAAGAGTATATCTCTGTAAATGTTTCTAGGCCATGGATATTGTCCATACTTCTGTAATGACTTCTCATCTATGTCTACAAGAACAATATCTTGTACATGAACTTTTTCTTTTTGTTGATGAAGAAAGTCAAACCATGACCATTGAATGTTCTCTACAATGTATGGTGACCATATTTTGAGACCGACTAGAAGACCAATGGTTACTAGTACAGTTTTCCAACTATACACTTTTTGATTCCCAATCTTCTATTGCTTTTTTGATTGAATCTTCTGCTAGAACGGAACAATGAATTTTAATCGCTGGTAATTCTAATGCTTCTGCAATATCTCTATCTTTGATGAGTTTTGCTTCTGTAATTGTTTTGCCTTTTAGTAAGTCAACGAACAATGAACTACTTGCGATTGCACTTCCACATCCATATGTTTTAAATTTGACATCAACAATAGTTTCATTCTCATCTAGTTTCAATTGTAATTTCATAACATCGCCACATGCAGGTGCACCTGTCATGCCTGTTGCAACATTGGGATCATTGGGATCAAATCTGCCAACTGAAAACTGTTCAGGTGCATTGAGAACTCCCTCAAAACGATCTATTACTTTTTTACTATAAGGCATTAGTTACCTTGTGTAACTGAAACTGAACACCCACCGACTGTCTGACAATCCTGAGTAAGTGTGTATGATTGTTGTGTATTACTTTGTTGCATTAGATATAAATTTGTTCCGTATGTTCCGTTAAGTGTAATTGTTGCTTGATGGTCACCTTCACCTTTTTGTGTTATCCATGCTTCATTATAGTCATTGTTTGTTGTAAGTGATAGATAGTGGTCACCTTGTCTTTGTTGTGTGTAGATGTCATTGTAACTACTGTAGATGTTTATGTATGCTTGTATAGTATCACCTGAGTCATCATTTCTTTGTGTTCCAATATATGAGTTATAGTTTCCGTGTATATCTAATCTCATATACAAACCACCATACTCATCATTGTCGATAGTAAAATCACCTGTATCTGAAACTGCATAACCTTGACCAAAGGTTACTGTATTGTTATTACCTGAGATATGGAATCCGAAATAGTTGTTCGTTGGATTATATCCTGTTGTAGTGTATTGTTTGATGGTAATCACATTATCAGTTCCATCTAAATCACCACCCCAATTATAACCTGAACCCCATGTATCAGTCCACTTGACTGTATTGTTAGCACCTGTTTGAAGTATGTCTATGGTGTTATCTGCACCACCGATTGAAAAATAAACCTCTTGGTCAAACCCTTGTTGTTCAACTGTAAGGTCTAGATTATCAGATGCAGTTGGTGTTTGAATGTTGATTACATTGTCGTCTGCAAAAACAAGACCACAATAAGATAAGAGGATAGCCCACCCTATCAATAAGAGTGGACTATCTTT